GAAACTGATCTTGAATATGAAAACCGAATGAGGCGTGATAAGGAAAGCTTAGAGCGACAAATGACCCGAGATCATTCTGAATACGAGAGATTAAAAGCTTTATTTGAAAAGGAGCAGTAATGCAATTAGATATGCGTTACGAAGTTAATGGTAACAATGTGATTTTTCCTAAACATAATCTCATCTTTCATTTTAGTTTCGGACGAGCATACAAAAACTATTCTACTATACAAGCAAGAAGAAAGCTTAAGAAAAGTTATACAAAATCACAGCAAAACGACATCATCCACTATTTAAAAGAACAAAAATATATTACATCATGAACAAACCTACTTACATTATCGGAGATATTCACGGAGCCTTTGCTCGTTTTGAGAAAAAAATAACAGATCTTGATCTACGAGACTGTATATTAATTTGTGTAGGTGACTTAGGTGTGGGGTTTAATCGCTCACCAGCAGGTGAACTTAAAGGCTGCACTCTTATGAATAAATTCTTCTCAGAGCGTCAAATTCTTTTTATGTCGATTCGGGGCAATCACGATGATCCACAGTATTTCTGTGGACCAAATAGAATAGATTTAAGTAATTTTAAATTGCTCCCCGATTATCATACCGAAATCATTAACGAAGAAAAATTTCTATTCGTTGGTGGAGCAGTAAGTATTGATCGTGTCTTTAGAAAAGAAGGATTGAGCTACTGGAGTGATGAGCTTTTTGTTTTAAAGCCAGAATTGGTTGAAAAATGTGATGTTCTCATTACGCATTCTGCCCCAAGCTGGATCGGCTCTTTTGATAAGGAAGGCATTAGTAGTTGGTGTGAAAAAGATCCAACGCTTTGGGACTTGTGCTACAAAGAGCGTATCGAACATAACGAATTAATTAAACTTTGCCAACCATCGAAGTCGTATCATGGACACTTTCACGCAAGCCATTGGGCTGATTCTGATGGATGCTATGCCACAATTTTAGAGATTGAGGAAATAAAAGAGCATCGAAAAGCTTGACAAAATCTCAATAAATGGCATAATCCTTGTATGGAAAACGACCAATACTACGAGATGTTCGCTAAAGTTCAAAATGGAATCATTACAGAGGAAGTTTGGAAAGAATATTGTTTTAATATGCTTGATGAAATCTTGGAGCAGAATAAAAATGTTCTTACTCGTTTAAAAAATCGTTATTAATATGACAAACATACAAATCGAAGCAGAAATCGAACATTTACTTGCCCTTATCGTTCAACTGAGAAAAGATGTGGATAGCATTCTTGACAATGCTAGACAAGCTCGATAATTAAAACTAGAATACAATAAAAACATGCAAGAAGAACAATATATTCGAATCGATAGAGATGGTAATAAGTTTTACTACAAAAACAAAACGATGACTATTCTTCATCGTCTAGATGGACCAGCAGTTGAATATGCTCATGGATATAAAGCATGGTTTGTGGATGGTAAACGTCATCGACTAGATGGACCAGCAATTGAATATGCTAATGGAGACAAAGAATGGTATGTTGATGGTAGACTTAATAGGCTTGATGGACCAGCAGTTGAAGATGCTTATGGACATAAAGAATGGTGGGTTAATGGTAAACAGCATCGGCTAGATGGACCTGCATTTGAATATGCTAATGGATATAAAGCATGGTGGGTCGATGGTAAACTTCTATCAGAAGAAGCGTTTAACGCTCTATCGAAACCAATTGAACTTACTTTAGATGACATTGCTGCTAAGTTCGGCGTTGACGTTAATAAGATTAAGATTGTAAAGTAAGATAACTAAAATGAAAGTAATCACCATCATTTGCCTAGCTGTTATGATCTCTAGTTGCGCTCCACCCGCTGCAATCCGAATTGACGAATACGGAACTTATACCTATTTCGCTAAGTAAGGAATACCCCTACAATAACACTATGAAAGAGAAATATGATTTATCAGAACTGAAAATGATTCATCATTATACACCAGAAGAAAAACTTTTCTTATTGGACAGTATTTGTGCAGTGATTTATATTGCAAGAAATATTTCTCTCAGCCAAGAAACAATGCTTGACTGTCTCGCTAAGATTGATAGACTATATAGAACGCCAAGTGAAGGCGAAGAATACTAAACAAACAAATATATGAACACACTGCAATTTAAACCGTTCCCTAAAATGGCTCGCTTTCGACGCGAATGCGTCATCACCGAAAAGATCGACGGCACTAATGCCAGCATCTATATCTATGACCCAATTCTCAATACTGAAGCTGAAGAGGGTTTTACAAGTGCTTCGGATGAAGACGGAAAAGTCTGGAATATCAAAGCTGGCTCGCGCACCCGTTGGATCACACCAGATAAAGACAACTTTGGGTTTGCCCAATGGGTATGGTTTCACGCCGACAAGCTTGTCAAATTAGGCGAAGGACATCACTTCGGTGAGTGGTGGGGTAGTGGCATCCAACGGAACTACGGTTTCAAGAAAGGCGAGCGTTTCTTCTCGCTCTTCAACGCTAGCCGTTGGGTTGAACACGATAAGCCGACCTACGCAATCTTGAACGACAACCCAACAGTTCCGCAGAAGTTTACGGAACACGCGCCCGCTTGCTGTAAAGTAGTGCCAATCCTTTATGAGGGTATCTTCGACACAGCGTTTGTAAATGATACCTTAACTGTTCTTGGTTTATCTGGCAGCAAAGCCGCAGCAGGATTCATGAACCCTGAAGGAATCATCGTGTATCACAAAGCTGCTGGCGTTGGATTCAAGATGACTTTGGACAACGACGACCAAGCGAAAGGATCACTACAATGAATGCAGAAACAAAAATCTACAATAAAATGAATGGAATCCGCTATAAGAAAGTTGGCCGTAAATACGTTCAAGATAATGATCCTTGTGCTTATGATGGTCTACGTCAAGGTTGGTGGTTAGTTAAAGTTGCTGAAGGATGCACTTCTATTCGTCAACAAGTATACCCTTATAAGGCAGAAATTACAGCAGCAGCAAGAGAAAAAGAAGATCAATTGATCGATATCATTCGTAAAGCAAGTGAAGCTCGACCATCCCAAAATACATTAACTCCAGAAGCTCTTGCTGATTGGCAAGCATTCATCGCTAAACACGGTGAAAGATTCAACGCTCTTCAATACCCATCGATTCAAGAGAATGCTGAAAAAATCATTGAAGCACTATTAAAATGAGCAGAGAACTAAAATTCCGAGTATGGGATAAACTAGAAGAACGATTCATCAAATGTGATGAAGGATACCAAGGACATTATGTTCTTTCTTTAAAAGGTGAATTTCACAATCTTTTAAATGGATCAGGCGGCAAGGAATGCATCGTTCAACAATACACTGGTCTTAAAGATAAGAATGGAGTTGACATTTATGAAGGTGATATTATTGAAACACCTAACGGAAATTCAAAATTTGAAAATATTATTATGTCTGTTGAATATCCTTTCATCACCAAGAAATCGAATATCGTAGAAGTAATTGGCAACATTTTTGAGAATAAAGATTTACTTAAGAAGGAACACTGATACAATAAAAACATGCAAGAAAAACAATATATTGAAATTGATAACAACGGTAATAAGTTTTACTTTAAAGCCAAAGCCATGACATTGTTTCATCGTCAAGATGGACCAGCAATTGAATGGGCTGATGGAAATAAATCATGGTGGGTTGATGGTAAACTTCATCGTCTAGATGGACCAGCCGTTGAATATGCCAATGGAAGTAAAGTATGGTGGGTTAATGGTAAGCGTCATCGGCTTGATGGGCCAGCAGTTGAATATGCTAATGGAGAGAAAGTATGGTTTGTTGATGGTAAACTTCATCGGCTAGATGGACCTGCATTTGAATTTTCTGATGGGAGTAAAGAATGGTGGGTCGATGGTAAACAGCATCGGCTAGATGGACCTGCATTTGAATGGGCTAATGGATATAAAGCATGGTGGGTTGATGATAAACTTCTATCAGAAGAAGCGTTTAACGCTCTATCGAAACCAATTGAACTTACTTTAGATGACATTGCTGCTAAGTTCGGCGTTGACGTAAGCAAGCTTAAGATTGTAAAGTAAAAACTAGAATACAATAAAAACATGCAAGAAGCACAATACATTAAAATCGATAAAGATGGTAATAAGTTTTACTACAAAAACAAAACGATGACTATTCGTCATCGTCTTGATGGACCAGCGTTTGAAGGTGCTGATGGGAGTAAAGCATGGTATGTTGATGGTAAACTTCATCGGCTTGATGGGCCAGCAGTTGAATATGCTCATGGATATAAAGCATGGTTTGTGGATGGTAAACGTCATCGACTAGATGGACCAGCGTTTGAAGGTGCTAATGGGAATAAATCATGGTTTGTTGATGGTAAACTTCATCGTCTAGATGAACCAGCCTTTGAAGGTGTTGATGGAAGTAAAGAATGGTATGTTGATGATAAACTTCATCGTCTAGATGGACCAGCCATTGAAGGTGTTGATGGAAGTAAAGAATGGTATGTCGATGGTAAACTTCATCGTCTAGATGGACCAGCCGTTGAAAATGCTGATGGACGTAAAGAATGGTGGGTTGATGATAAGCGTCATCGTCTTGATGGGGCAGCAATTGAATTTTCTGATGGGAGTAAAGCATGGTATGTCGATGGTAAACGTCATCGTCTAGATGGACCAGCGTTTGAAGGTGCTAGTGGATATAAATCATGGTTTGTTGATGGTAAACTTCATCGTCTTGATGTGCCAGCAATTAAATGGGCTAATGGGAATAAATCATGGTTTGTTGATGGTAAACTTCATCGTCTTGATGGGCCAGCAATTGAATGGGCTGATGGATATAAAGCATGGTGGGTCGATGGTAAGCGTCTATCAGAACAAGAATTTAATGCTCTTACCAAACCAATTGAACTTACTTTAGATGACATTGCTGCTAAGTTCGGTGTTGACGTAAGCAAACTTAAGATTGTAAAATAAAGGAACACCAATATAATAAAAACATGCAAGGTAAATTTTTTAGATGTGAATGTGGTAGTGAAGGTTTATGGGTTGAATACAATGATTATTTCGGCACAGAAATTTCTCTGTTCCACTCTAACCCACAAAATAGATCGTGGGGTAATCGTATTAAATTAGCATGGAATTGCCTCAAGGGTAAACCATACGCTGACATGGTATTGCTCAATGATCAAGGCATTGCCGATCTTGTGGATCACTTGATTGATATTCAAAACCGTGATCATACGACCGAGAATCACAAAGAAACAGTTTCTATGGCGGCAGATAAATTATGCGGTTTAAGTTGTGGCGCTGCGGTTGATGCAGTATTAGAATATGTAAACCGACCTGATTGTTCTCAGACGCAAATTAAACGATTAATTTCAAAATTAAATGAATTATAATATGTTACCAAGTAAAGACGATAAAACGACAATCACCGTAGATAGTTATATACACAATAAATCATTACTTCTCACACTGAACTGGGATGCTAATGTAGATGATTGGATTACTGCATTTAAGACGATCCTAATTCACCAAACTTTTTGTGAAGATAGCGTTAAAGAATTATTTGAAGATAAAAATTATGAATAAATATTTATTAACATTAAATGGTCATGGCGCGGAAAGTATTTTCCTACGCTTAAACGAAGATCAATATTCATACTGGTTTCAGCAACAAAAGAATGAAGAGGTTGATATTGTAGATTATATTCTCAGCCCTGATGAATCAATCGACATTCCCCATGAGCATAATTTCTTGCTTGAGGATAATGAATCTATCTATATTGAAGATAGTAGTTTAAAATTCTTGCATTATTATAGCCCCGATTTGGATTCTTGCTCTATTCTCGTGGAAGAACTGTTTGAAGATGGATCATCGAAAACAATCATTGAAGAAAAATTCAGAGATTTTGCGGAAAAACATGAATGTATTAATTATGTTGGCTCAGATGTTAAATTTGAGGACATTCCAGATCAAGTGCTGGAGTATCATTCCTATGAGAAAGGAACAATTTTTGGTGATTCGTTTGAAACAGAATCATTTGACCCATCATTGCTTAAATTTATTGTAAAAGAATCCCCGAATGGTCTTGACTATATTGATGGCATCCTCTATAATGAACAGGAACTTGAGAATACCGAGGGCAGTTCCAGAGGTAAAAGTTCTGAAGCAAATATCTGGGAAAAATGAATATATTCTGTATCGACGAAAATCCTGTAATGGCAGCACAGCAAATGTGCAACCTTCACATCAATAAGATGGTTCTAGAGAGTGTTCAAATGCTCACTAACTGTTTCTCTCAAAAAGATATTGAGACTGCTCCGCTTACAAAAGCAGGAACAGTTCGAAAGTATTCTCACTGGAATCATCCATCTAGCATTTGGACTCGCAAGAATTTGGCAAATATGTTATGGTTGTTGGATCACACCATCGCTCTAGAACAAGAAAGGCTTTTCCGTGGTTATAATCCACACTTTGTTTCTTCTTTTATTGACTGGGTATTCAATAATATAAACAAAGCTCAAGTGCCAGATGGTGATCTCACTGAATTTGCAATCGCAATCGCAGCAGATCAAAATTGTCGTCATCATCCATCATTCGATTCATCATCTATAGTTGACAAATATCGTTTATATTATATCTGTGATAAGGCTCCTTTTGCTAAATGGACAAGACGAGAGACTCCAGAATGGTTTTTAAATCACCCACAAAATGCAAGTAATTGATAAAAATATCTTTGATGGTAAATGACAATAACACATAAAATAAAATGGAAACAAACGAAACTGAAATCTGGAAATTACGCGCACAAGTAAATGAAGAGAACTATAATCAAACGCTCAAAAGAGTTGACGAATTAGTAGCTGAAAACAAATTGTGGCGAGAAGAAGCCAAACGCTGGCGTGACATGTATATCCAATACGATGAGCTACTAGAGGATCAGTTAAATGAAGCTACTGCCCGAATTGAGAAAGTTGGGAAACGAATCAATAAGTTGAATAAGAAAGTCGAAGATAAGTATTAAGTCTTTGCAAAGTTGCCGCCAGAGTAAAAAAACAAATAAAAATATGGAAAAATTCGCAATCAATCTAGAAAACGTAAAAAACAAAGTGCTATTCGACTGTATCCTCATGGGAAGTGAAGTAGCCCGCAAATACGAGTATGATGTATTTTATACCAATCATCAAAAAGAACCAGATGATTGGTATGATCAATTCATTGAAGATCTTCGTTCAGTGGTTAAACATACATATAAAGGAGAATTTTTCTATGTATCTCATCCAATTATAGATGAAATTTCTGGTATTCCTGATTATGAATCAATTTGCTATATCTTTTTTAGGAATCGTGTGTATTCTTTTGATAATTATTATACATATTGCCCAGTCTTTGAATCAATTCTAAAGAGTTATGACTAATTATATTTACTTTTTAATTATACAATAATGGTAGAAGAAAAAATATTACCTATTCACGAATTGAAATATTATCATAGCGAAAGCTTTGGTTTTGTATTTTCAGGCGTGATACAATCTTCGGATGATACTATTCAGCGATTGTTGAATAATCTGGTGGGATGGGGAGTATCCAAAAAATTACCTGAATTCTATGTTCGGGCAACTCCCAATGAGACGGCATTCATCTACGATTCCGATTCGGGATTCAAACAGGCAGAATTCTACCAAGCGTGTATTCGTTTAAATGTGATGGGAATCTTCTCCATTGACACATTGGCATCATGGATTAAATTACATTGATTATGAGTAAAGAAATTATATTACCAATTGAATTGTTTGATGGGCGATTGTCTCTTACGGAGATAGGAACGGTGGGGGTGATCATGTCCTATCCCCATCAACCCAAAGAAGTCCTTGATAAATGGGATGGAACTGATATGTTCAATACAACCATTGATGATATGATGGATCGAGGAATGATGGTGATGGATAATGGTAAAATTATAATAAATATTAACGACGAAAAAATAAAAAAAGAAAACATGAAGATTGAAACAGCCCTAACTGTATTGTATGAGAGGGGACTTTGTAATGAGGATAACATGAAAGAAATTCGTGATGTGATGAAAGATCTCTCTAACGAGTTCTACCGTCTGGGTTATGAGGATGGTGGGATTGATTTCGGAGTGGATGCCGATAAGTCAGCTTATGGTAAGGAATAAGATTGTTCTTAAAAACTAGAATATATTGAACTTCATGAAAGCATCCTACCGTAAAACAAAAATTGGATTTTACCCTGTTATTATCTTCAATGATAAAAGCAGGATGACGCATCGTTTCCTATGTCTCACCAAGAATAATGCGATCAGACTTGCAGATAAAATCATCGCAGGGATCGATCAATCCCAAGAAGGCTGAACTCTTGGGACACAGGCAAAACATTAATTAAAAACTAGGATATTCTATTGTCGTTATGAATTTATCAACACTTGAAACCAAATTTACAAAATGCTCCTCAATCGAGATTCCCGATTCCTATTTCAATCGGATGAATACGGGATGTCCTGAGATTGACCTGATGTTTGGCACTGAACATCTTTCTGGTTTCATGCCGGGAAGCACGATTGCGATGACGGGTACAGCAGGCTCAGGTAAAAGTACTCTAAATTGTTTAATTGCTCAGATGCTTACCACTCAAGGTAAGAAAGCTGCCATTGCATCCGGTGAGGAATCCCACTTCCAAATTGCTTATGCTTGCAAGCGTTTAGGTGTTACGGATGTGGATGTGGCGCATATCAGCAATGTTGAGGATATTGCGGAAGCCATGTCTGATTACGATTTCATGGTTGTGGATAGCTTCCAAGCCCTTCGTTCCTCCAATTCTAAAATGAAGAAGCGGGAGTTCTACCAATACGCACAAGATTTGCTTCTATCGACTGCTAAGGAAACCGGATGCGTTCTGGTGTTTGTTCTCCATATCACCACTCAAGGACTGCCCAAGGGTGGAACTGATATCATCCATGCTGTGGATGTGAACATGAAAGTCACGGTGGATAAGGAGGATGATACCATGCGTCTCTTCCATGTGTATAAGAATCGCTTTGGGGAAACCAAGATTCATATGGCAATGATGACTTCCAATGGCTTTGACTTCAAGGGTGCTTACGTTGCTCCCGTGGAAGAGGAGAAGACTAAGAAAGACAAGACTCCTGCTGCCGATGTTCGCAAGGAAGAAATCCTAAACATGGATGAGCCTCCCCACTTGACTCTGGATAGTATCAGTGATAAGCTTGGGGTGTCTGGTCAAACCGCTGAGATTCTCCTTCGGGAGCTTGTCGGAGAGGGTAAGATGCAGAAGTTTGGTAGGGGTGCTGCCGCTGTATGGAAGATCATACAGGAGTATCGAAATTTACATGAGGAATTAGTGTAATAAAAGATATATCAAAATTAAATGATATTAATATTATTATGAAATTATATTTAATTAGACATGGACGCTCAATAGGCAATGAAAATGCCGAAGCGTATAATATAATGCCTGATTGGAAAATCAATCTAACAGAGGAAGGTAAGAAACAGGCTGAGAAGGTTGGCAAAGATTTGAAATATATTGTCAATGATCCCATTATCATATCCAGTCCATATGTGCGAGCAGTTGAAACCGCAAACATAATCAAAACATACATTGATGATGACTGTATCATGTTTTTCAATGCCCTTATACGTGAACGTGAATGGGGAAATCTACGGGATGAAGTGGAGCAATTCAAAACACGGGGAGAGCGTAAACACCTATTTGATTTCTATCGTCGCCCAACGGGAGGTGAATCGTTTGCCGATGTTTATCAAAGGGCATTCGTCTTTCTGGAATATCTCAAGAATAATTTTAAGGACGAGAATATTATTATCTTATCTCATGGCGAATTCCTGAAGGTTCTGCTTATGATCATTGACAGTAACACCGTGGAGGAATTTGATGATCTACCGAATCCCAAGAATTGCCAGATCATCACAAGAACTATCAGCGAGTGAATTATCTCTGAGCAAGACCAAGGGGTTTTCGCTTTCTGATAAAAACTAGAATACAATAAAAACATGCAAGAAGAACA